GTCTTATGATGTACAACACAAGGGGTGTGCCATTATCTGTGGCGCGGCCCCTTGTGTCTTTGAAGACCTAGAAAGCGCACTCAAGCTGCGCCCAGGTGCCACCATCGTTGGGGTCAATAACGCAGCTGCAATAGTTCCCGAGATTGAGCATATCTGGACGCAGCACAACAACTACGCTCAAGAATATAAAACCAAGGCTGGAAGGCCAATAAAGGTTCACGCTAGGGCAGGCATCATGGGAAATGATGTGGACTACTGGTGGAATAGCATGGTTGGCATGAAGGGATCGAGTGGGATTGTGGCCGCAATCTGGGCCAAGGCTATGGGTTTTGATGAGGTAATTATGGCTGGCATCCCGCTAAGTGTTAGCAGCACCGATTACTACGCTCAGTACCCGGACAGCAAACCAGACAAGGTATTTGCGCCCACCAATAATATTGAGCATTGGCAGAGGTTTTTGTATATACACAAAGAACATGGACGCATGGATGGTGTCACCTCTCTTAGCGGATATACCCGCCAAGTTCTAGGAGCCCCAGTTGGATAGGTACGCAACGCATCTTGAGCCGCTAGTCAAAGCGGCCCTACAAGCCAAGACCGGAATTCTTGAGCTTGGCTGCGGAAACTACTCGACACCAATTTTGCAAGAGATATCTAAATTTAAAGATATACCTTTCCTGTGCCAGGCTAGCGATGTGGAGTGGGCAAAGCAATTTGACGAAGTACAGATTGTGAGCTGGCCAACGTGGACACCACCGGAAGGCAAGTGGGACATGGCATTTCTTGATAGCGAAGAGCCAACCAGGGACAGAATCAAGAAATTACCTGCGTTATGTGAGATATCTGATGTTGTGGTTATGCATGACGCAGATGCGGCAATGGCTCAAGAAAACTTTGATAAATACATTAGCGTATTTACAGAAGTTATTTGGTATCGCAAACACAGACCCTGGACGATAATTCTGTATGCCTGACATAACCGTTGCCTGCGTTCTCAAATCTGGTCGCTTTAGCCAATCAGCTGGCAAAGAACCCTACACGCCAGCCGATGTAGAAAGATTGATGAATATGGTTGCCAAGAACCTTGGAGACCATAGGTTTGTCTGTTTCTCGGATGTAGATGTACCGTGTGAGCGGATACCGCTCAAACACGGGTGGCCAGGTTGGTGGTCTAAGATCGAGCTCTTCTCTTGGGTGTTTGATGGCCCGGTGCTTTATTTTGACCTGGATACTGTTATCTGTGGTGACCTGACCGAGCTGGCCGAGTACCCACATAAATTCACGATGCTCAAAGACCTGGGCAAGCGCGATACCCCGGCAAGTGGAATGATGGCCTGGAACGGGGACTATTCGCACATTTACCTGACATTTAGGTCAGACCCATCGTTTTATATGACTATGTACTCTGGAAGCCTGAATCTTGGCGATCAGGCATTTATTGCAAAGAATCAGAAGCCAGACTGCTTGTGGCAACAGATATTCCCCAATAGAATCTTCTCATACAAATTTCATCTTCTTGGCAAGCAAAAACCAGATCAGGCAAAAGTAGTTTGTTTTCATGGCGAGCCCAAGGGCTCTGGTTCAAGTGGCTGGGTAAGAGATATATGGAGTAACGCAAATGGCAGCAGGTGATTCCGCACTATCGATTTGTTCAGACGCTCTCTTAATGCTGGGTGCCAAGGCTATCTCATCGTTTAACGAGGGAACCAACGCGGCCAACGTATGTGACCGGCTATACCCAGACATTAAGAACCAGGCACTTTTGAATTACCCCTGGTCTTTTGTTTATAAAAAGATCCAGCTATCTCAACTAATCACTACGCCAACCACAGAATACAGGTACGAATATCAACTGCCAGGTGATCGGATTGGGCCTCCCAGGCAGATATTCGTTACCAACGCTATTGGTGCCAGACCGATTAAAGCCTACCGGATATTCCAAGACAAGCTGCTCACCAACGAGACAACCATCTACGCCGACTATCCCTATGCCGTCCAAGAGTACGAGATGCCGGTCTACTTTGTGCAGCTGCTCAAGTACATGATGGCCTGGCACCTGTCGCTGCCAATTACCGACCAGATCGACAAGACCCAATACTGGCAGGCAATTGCTATTGGAGCTGCGTCAGAAAATGGCCGGGGTGGTTATATGCGTACTGCCACCACCATCGATGGCCAGGGCCAGCCAATCTCTGTGATTGAAGATTACAGCTTGATCGATGTGAGGAACTGATGGCACGTTTTACGTCAATCCAGACCAACTTTACAACCGGGGAGCTCGACCCCCTACTGAGGGCTAGGGTTGACCTACAGGCTTACGCTAACGCCCTAGAGGAGGCCACCAATGTGGTGGTGCAGCCCCAGGGTGGGATTAGGCGCAGACCGGGCTCTAAGTACATTATGGCCCTGCCAAACTCAAGCACGCCATCTGCTGGAAACGGCGTGCGTCTGGTGCCGTTTGAGTTCTCTACATCCGACAGCTATATGCTGTGCTTTACCGATAGTCGAATGCACGTTTTCAAAAACGGAGTTCAGCAGCTGGCCATCAACGCAGGGGCAAACGATTACCTAGACACCAGCTCATTTGGCCTTACAGGTGCCAGGCTCGCCAACCTAACTTGGACGCAGTCAGCCGATACCCTGATTGTCTGCCACCAGGACATTAACCCGGTAAAGATTGTCCGAGGTGCCAACGATTCTGCGTGGACGGCCAGCACGCTATCATTCGACAGTATTCCTAAATATGCTTTTACGTTATCTGTATCTAATCCAGCTGGAACATTGACACCGTCTGCTGTAAGCGGGAAGGTTACGCTCACGGCATCCACGGGTACGCCGTTTAGCGCAGGCTCTGTTGGCCAATATGTCAACGCTAGCCCACAGGGCCGGGCAAGAATAGTCAAATACACAAGTGCCACAGTAGTTGACGCAATAGTCGAGTTTCCGTTCTTTAACACCTCTGCCATTGCAAACGGTTCATGGGAATACGAATCTGGTTACGAGGCTGTGTGGTCATCTGGAAAAGGTTGGCCACGCTCGGTCACATTCCATGAGGGCAGGCTTTACTTTGCTGGATCTAAGTCGAGGCCATCAACCGTATGGGGTTCCAAGGTTGGGTTGTTCTTTGACTTTGAGGCAACCGAGGGATTAGACGATGATGCAGTTGAGGCCACGCTAGACACCAACACCTTTAACGCAATTATCGATGTAGCCTCTGGTCGAGACTTGCAAATCTTTACAACCGGCGGCGAGTTCTATTGCCCACAAGAGGGTCTAGAGCCAATCACGCCCACCAACTTTTTTATGAAGGCGGTCACCCGCAACGGTGCCAAAGAGGGTGTCCGCGTCCAGCAGCTGGAATCAGGCACCCTATTTTTGCAGCGGCAGGGGAAATCACTCAATGAGTTTGCGTTTACAGACACGCAATTAACCTACGTCACAAGCAAGATATCTCTACTGGCTGGCCATCTCTTAAAGTCTCCCACAAGGATGGCTCTGCGCCGGTCAGTAGCCACCGATGAAAATGACCTGCTACTGATAATCAATAGCACGGGCGGGACAATTGCTGCCTTTTCTATGCTGCGGGTACAAAACATAATTGCGCCGTCTGAGTTTACAACCGATGGCGAGTACATCGATGTTGGCGTAGATCTCACTACTATTTATACGGTGGTGAAACGTACGATAAATAGTACGACTCAATATTACGTTGAGGTGTTCGATGACAGCCTCCAGCTCGATTGCGCCAAGTCTGGTGGCGCAGCTGCGTCTGTGTCGATGTCCCACCTTGTGGCCAAATCCGTGCAGGTTGTCTTAGATGGCGCGGTGCAGGCAGCTCAAACAGTACCTGGTGGCGGCACGGTGACATTCCCTCGAGCAGCTGCTAGCTCATACCAGGTAGGTCTTAACTTTACTACCCAGGCGGTCACCATGCCAGCAGATATCAAGATTGCAGCTGGCACCAGGCTCGCCTATCAGAAACGAATTATTGAAGTAAACGCTATTGTCAAAGACACCCAGCATTTAATCGTCAATGACAACGAATTACCCTTTAGAAGTTTTGACACAGGAGACACACTCGATGATCCCGTACCTCTCTTTACTGGCACAAAAACTATCGACAGCATTCTCGGATATACAACAGAAGGTAAAATCACTATTAGGCAAACTATTCCGCTAAAGATGACTTTGCTGGGTTTAGAGTACAAAATATCTACATACCCTGGGGCATGACATGAGCAGATTTAATATCAACGTCCACGGGCTACCGCTTGGTGACCCACACAACCCGCCTGGATCAAGCAGGGTTCAGAACGATCCGTTTACCGCCGCAGCTGTGGCCGCATCTGTTATGTCTGCTTACGGCTCATACCAGCAGGGCCAGATCCAGGGTAAACAGCTAGAGCTCAAGGGCAGACTAGAGCAAACCCAATATGACCGCCGGGCTATCCAGTATCAGCAGAAGGCCAACCAAACCCTAGAGAAACTAAAGCGCACGCAATCTAGCCTAGCAGCCAAAGCCTACGCTGGTGGCGTTGATCCATTTAGCGGATCGCCAGATGTAGTGCGAGCTGCAAACGATACTGCCGCCGGGCGAGAGTTTGTAATCTACATGGACGATTCTGCGGCTGCTTTCCGAGCTGGGGATATTGCCCTTTCGTCAGGGATGGCTGCTGGTGCCGCTGCTCGCCAGGCTGGCAAGTTTGACGCAGCTACCAAACTTTTGATGGCTGGCGCAACCGCTGGCAAGGGGATGCCAAAGACACCTGGTGCCACGCCTGGTGGTTTAGATATGTACGGGCCAATTGGTGGAACTGCCGATAACCCGTGGTACGGATAAAGGTTAATTATGGCTCGCGTTCCTAGATACCAAGAATCAGGCGTAGTGTCAGGAGATGTGCCTGCTATCAGCACGGCCAACCTTGCCGCTCAAGTAAGTTTGCAACAGGGCATTGGCGCATCCTTGGACAGGCTGTCGCAGTTTGCTTTTGGTGAGGCCAAGGAAAGAGCTGACCAGCAAAACAGAATCCTTGGCATCCAGATGCGAGCCGACCTTGAGGCAGAAGTTGCAAAAGAGTTAGAGCTCATTGACAGAGATGTCACCACAGGCAAGCTTGCCGACTTTGGGCAGATTCAGTCTAGGGTTAAATCGTTGCAGGGCTATGCCTCAGAACTTTATAAAGTAGACGTTAATCAGGCGGCTGGATTGATGAACTCAATCAGTCAGTCTGGAAAAGCATTGCTTAACAAAAGCAATAAACTTTTGACTGATGTTTACGGCACAGAGCGAGACCGGATTACAGACCAAGCTATTAAATCTAATCAGGTTGCTTTATCAAACGCTTGGCAAACAATACAAGATCCAAAAGAACTACAAGCATTCCAAGACAGGTTAAGAAGCACAATATCTGGAATAGCCTACAACAACCCATCAAGCTACAACAAATACATGGCACCCGGTGGCGAGTACGACAAGATGGCCACCAACGCTCGCAATAGTGCGATGGCTGAATACTTTACGTCATCTGAGTTTAGTCCTAGCGGAACAGGCACAGAAATGATTTTAAAGCTCAATGCTAATAACGCAGGCAAATATGCCAAGCAATGGGAAGGCATGGGTTTTGATGAGCGCAAGGCATTGTTTGAATTGATTGATCAGCGCACAACAATGGTTAAGAAAGGCATTGAGGCTCAATACACAAATGCCAATCTTCAGGCTGACCCAATCATTCGTAAGATTATGAATAGTAACGACCCAAAAGAGCAAACACGGCTATATGGGTTATTACAAGATTTGCCATTAGACCCGTCTAAGATTAGATCAATTAGGGAATATATTAATAGCGATCAGTCTGGCGCATCTACGGATGACATCCGCACATTAATTGATTTGTCTGGCAAGGCGGCTAGGGGCGAGCTATCTGTAAATGAGCTGGTATCAAACCAGGGCAAGCTAACCAAATCTACAACCAAATCCCTCGCCCTACAGATTGCCAATCCAAACGATGCAATGAATGAGGTTAATCGCGTTCTTGATCTAACGGTTGGCATCCAAAGCGCGAACCTGCCGCCAGAGATTACGTCAGCTGAAGGTAGGGCAGCTGCCGTCAATGCTGTAAACAAATCAAAACTAGAGTTGATTAAATTTAAAAACACCCCAGACGAAAATGGAAGATATCCGTCAGATGCTCAGATTAGAGAAAAGGGTAATGAGCTAGAGGGAAATCTACAGCGAGAGATGTCTCCGATTTTTAACAAGGCCGCAGCTGGAAATAGAAACGCTGCCGAGATGTTCTTAAAAGAATTGGCCGGTGTTGATCTTATGAATGATGCTGCGGTTAGCCAGGCTTTTGCGGCTGCTGCAAACCGCAAACCAAAACCCGCACCACAAGATGATATATCTGCTGCTAGGACGGCTGTTGAGAACTATCGACAAAATATCAGAAGGGCTGGTACTCAGCCTGGTGGGCAGCAGCAAGCTGGAAGACCAAGGGGTGGGCAATGATTAAGTTTAGCCGTGTAGATGATGTTTATTTCTTTGACGAAACAATGTCTATACCTGGCGTGCGCGATGGCTATATTCAACGCGCAGCTGAAGGTGACCCTGACTTTGTAACCATCAAAGATGAGGATGGCTTTGAGGGTGTGTTTCTCAAGGGTGACGATGGCAGGTTGATTGGGGTTGGCCCAGCAATTCAGCTGGCAGCTGGCCCGGCTACCACGGCCACGGACGCAACCGAAGAGAAACCATTGCGTATTGATATCGTTGGAGTTGGCCAGCCAACGCCCCCAGAAGAGGTTGCCGGTGAGCAGCCGTCAGCTCTAGATGAGTTTCTGGCCCAGGGCGGTATGACGCTACCAGCTGACGCTGAGACCATGAGCCCGGCACAGATGGGCAAGATTGTTGTGGACGGCATGGCTGGCATTGCTCGCGGCGGGGTTAAATCCACGCTAGGGTTTGGCGGGGACGTTGAGCAGCTATTTGAGTTTATTGGACGCTTTGCCACAGACCGGCAGGGCGGTGGCTTTATGGATCGAATTAGCCGCGCAGCTGCGGCGTTTGAATCTCCTACCTTGCTGCCGACATCTGAAGATATTGAGCGCAGCAAGATACTGCCACCGGTAATACCGTCTGGCGTTACTACTGATAGGGCAATGCGGGAGAAGGCCGCAGCTGGAGGGGAGCTTGCCGGTGGTTTGGTGGCTGATCCGTTGCTAGCGGCTAAAGGTATTAGGGCAGGTTCTAAAGCTATTAAAGAAATGGCGCAGCAGGTAATGACAACTGCCCCGGTTGGCGCAATTACGCTGAAAGCACCAGATGTTGTTAAGCCAATTGCATTGACCAACATTGATCCAGAGCGATTATCAGTAGCTCAACAAATTGTTTCGGATGGCATTGCATCAAATATGTCACCAACCAAAATGATCCAGGCTGTTGAAAAACAAACAGGAACAAAATTAACAGGTAAGCAGCAAAAAGAATTAAAACAATATGTGTCTGAAAATGTTCCCAAAGGGCAGATATATTCTGACCAGGCATTTAAGGATTTAATTGCACAGCCTTTTCCGGTTGAGCCATCTACCCAATATTTTGCCAAATCGTTTGATGATGCAATGGCCTGGATCAAAACTCTTGATCCAACCAACCTCAAGAATGCAGCTATGGTTGCAGACCAGCGGCTAGCTCCAATCCTTGGTACAGCAAAAAATGGCGGCGCAAAACGTCTGCTTACTACCAACGGAAAACTTCTCAAGACCGAAACCGGGGTGGAAGGTGGGGTTCCAATCGAGCTTCCAGATGGCCGCAACATTGAGAGTGCCGGTCTGGCCATCTCCCCGGCATTTAAAGTTGGCAAGTTTAGTACCTGCCCGAACTCTGCCAGCTGCGCCCAGGAATGCCTTGGCAAGACCTCTGGCGGCTACTTTGCCTACGGTGGAGGGGCAGACCTGGAGGCTATGAAGGGAACCCGCCTGCGGAGCTTTAGGATGACCCAGGCCATGTTCCGCGAGCCAGAGGCGTTTGCCATCAAGCTCAATAATGAAATCCTGTCGCTAAAGACCGCAGCTGCCAAGAATGGCAATGCCTTGGCTATCCGCTTGAACGTGCTTTCCGATATCGATCCAAAGGTTTACAAGTCGATCATCGAGGCCAACCCAGATGTTCTCTTCTATGACTACACCAAGATGAAGTACCGACCGATTGCGCCAAACCATCACTACACTTACAGCTCTACCGGCCTGTCTCAGAAGGCTGGCCAAAACGGTTTGAACGTAGACGTAGACAATCCGCATTCCAACTGGACGCAGATGCGCCAATGGCTCGATGATGGCCAGAACGTGGCAATGGCATTCAGCAGCAAGAAGGGTCTACCTGAATCTGTGCTAGATGAAGCTACTGGAAAAATTTACCGGGTAGTTGATGGTGATGCCTATGACTTCCGTCCGATGGATGCCCAGCCTGCTGGGTTTGATGGGGTGATTATTGGCCTAAAGAACAAGGCTATGACCCGCAAGGAATCTATGGCCGCACAGGATTCCAATGGATTCTTTGTGCAATACGATCCAAAGCTTGGCACCCAGGTGACTATCCCGCGCCAGAAGAGAGAGGCTATTATGCTCAAGACGGACGGCCAAGAAACCCCGTCCATCATGGAAACTGGTGAGCAGATCACAGAAAGGGCAACCCAATGATTACTGATTTTGAGCTGACTGAAGAAGACTTCCTCCAGCAATTTCCTGGGGCGCAAGAATATATGCAAGATGGTTTGGAGTTTGCTAATTGGTGGGATGCCGGTGAAGACCCATCTGTGCAAGGCCCTGCCATCAATGTTGCTGACCTGGCCGCAATGAACAAAGGACTTGGATAATGGCTATCAAGGGTATTGATACACGCTTAGATGCGCTGGCCAAATCGATTGAGCAGTCCAACCAGGTAGAGCCTGACCTGGCTGCAATCCAGCCGCCACAAGGTGGAGAGCCAGAGACCGAGCCGGTAGAGGTTGCAGGTCTTGGTACGGTCATCGAGGTTATTAAAGCTGGTGTCAAACCTGCACGCAAGATACCCGAATCTATGGCCACAGGGGCCGAGCTACAAGAGCAGGTGGTTAAAGGTGCAGCTGAGTTGGAAAAGGCTCCAAAGCCTGGACTGTTTGCGCCAAAGAAAAAACCCAAAGCAGACCAGCCGGTAACTCCACCTGTTGAGCAAATTGATAACCCAGTTAACGTCACCACCACCGGAGATGTTCAAACCACATCCGCTGTTGTTGACACGCAAAACGTGGCCCAGGCTGTTGTGCCGCCAAACCAGCTGGTTATTGAAACTGCCAGCCCGGTGCAGGCAGTCAAGTTCCTATCCGGTGCAGATGCCCCAGCAGTCGGAATTGATTTCAATTTCAACTACATCCAGGGCCCTGAAGATATTGACAAGGCAATCGACAAGGTTAGCCAGGTATTTGCTAAAGAGACGGATGTTGCCAAGCGAGGCGTGCTTAGTGATGAGGCAGTAAAAGATATGGCTGCCCGGCTAAACATCATGCCCGAAATAATTAAGGCCGGGATTGGCACAACATTTAATGCAGAACAAATGCTGGCAGCTCGCGAGCTGTTGGTGCGCTCGGCATCAAAGCTAGATGAGCTAACTAAACGGGTCAAAGGTCTTGGACCAAACAAAGAAGATGATGCGTTACTGCTGGAGTTCCGTAACCAGCTGGCCACCCACGCAGCCATTCAAATGACGGTCAAAGCAGCTCAGACCGAGGTAGCCCGTGCTCTACGTTCTTTCCGATTGCCGGTTGACGGCACTACAGGAATTGGAGATCCAGCTGCAATCACAACATTGCTTAATGAAAACGGTGGCCGGTTAAACCTCAAGCAAATGGCAGAGGCTTTTGACACATTAAGCATGGAAGAGCGAGCTAGGTTTGTGCAGATGGCAGGTGGTGCCTGGAAGAACCTGGGTTCAATCTGGAAAGAGATGTATACCAGCTCGATCATGTATTCGCCTTCGACCATAGAGCGCAACCTCTATGGCGGCATAATTATGAATTTGACCAGGGGATTTGATACCACCTTTGCAGCTACAGCTGGCAGAGCTTTAGACAAACCAATTGAAATCGTATTTGGCTCAAAGAGCTCTGACAGGGTCTACGCATCAGAGGCTGCAATTGAGCTGGCCAATTTCTTCTTGGCTGTTCCAAAGGCTTTTAAGGCTGGTATCAGGGCATTTAAAACTGACAGCCCACAATACGCCGGGAAGGATGCTGACAAAGTACCAATGCCAGCCCTGTCATCTAGACTGTTTGCTGACCCGAATACCCCGACAGCCCAGGCTGTAGACTTTATGGGCAAGGCTATTCGCTTGCCATTCCGGGCCATGCTAGCTGGCGATGAGTTTGCCAAGGCAACGGTAGCTCAGATGGAAACGCGCAGGCTGGCAGCACGCCAGGCGTTTCTTGCAATAGACAATGGAGTTCCGGTTGACCAGGCAATTGATGGCATGGTTATGCAGATCACCAACCCAGATGCCAAGATATTGCAGCGAGTAGACGATTCGGTCAAAGAGGCTACGTTCCAAAGCGACATGGGCCAGATTGGCAATACCATGCTCATGGTTCGTAACCGTCTTGGCCCGGTTGGTACCGTGCTAGCTCCGTTTGTTAAGACCGTGGTTAACGTAGAGAAAGAGCTCTTTAAACGCACCCCGTTTGCGCCGGTTATGAAAGAGGTCAGAGACGAGCTGGCAGCTGGTGGCGCACGCCGTCAGATGGCATTAGGCAAGATGTCAATGGGTAGCTCATTTATGGGTTTTGTCTATTACCTTGCTTTAGACGGAACAATTACCGGCGCAGGGCCAACCGACCCAAAACGCAAAGAATTTTTGCGCCAGACCAATCCAGGATGGCAACCGTTTTCTATTAATTTTGGAGATGGCGTATATCGTTCATACGCTGGATTAGAGCCGTTTGGTGGGCTGATGGGTATGGCGGCATCATTGGCAGAAGTTGGGTCGGTTTACGCCAAAGACGATGACACCGATTGGACTGATCTATTACTTTATTCTGCGCTATTGCCATTTAAATATATTGGCGAATTGCCATTTATGTCTGGTATGGCAAACTTTACTAGCATGATTGAGGAGCTAAAACGCGACCCAACAGGCGAGCGTGCGTCAGCTGCGGCCAACAAGTTCTTTGGCGGCATAGCTCAGAACTTCCCTGCTGGGATGGTTCCGATACCAACACCAGCTGGTGCCTTAATACGTCAAATTGAAACCACCATAGATCCAACGCAACGCCAGGTCAGGGTTGACCCAAGCTTACCGGCAGACGAAAGATATTTTGATTTTCTCTATCGAACCTGGGCAGCTAAAAACATTAGCTCCGGAGCCCCAACAAGAAACGTCTGGGGCAAGGAAGTTCGGCAAGATAACGGGCCGCTTTACTGGATCTTCCCTTTCTATACCAAGGAATCGGAGCTGGACACAATCGACAAGAAGATTGTGGAGCTGGCCAGGATTACAGGCAAGCAGCCAATATCCTTGCCAGAGCGAAACGTGGCCAACATTGCCATGAACGATGCCGAATACTCAGACCTAATTTTGACCATGAACAAGATCACGGTTGAGGGCAGGGGCTACAAGCAGGCTGTGGCCGAGGTGCTTTCCTCCGGGGAGACGGCAAGTGATCTTGCAGGCAGAAGGTACCAGGGGCCAGTTGACCGGCTATCCAAGATCAAGGAAGACTTTAAAGAGATGGCTTTCCAAGACCCAGGGTTCCAAGCCAAATACCCAGACCTGGTTAAAAACGTGATGAAAAACCAGTTTAGGGCCAAGAACAAATTTCTTAAAGAAAAGCGCGAGCCGGTAGAAGATTAATGAAATAACCACTAGATTTGCGTATTGAAAGGATTGAGATATGCCAGTACCTATTAGCAACGTCACCCGCCGAGTAGTGCTTGCCGCCTCCGGGCTCGGGCCGTACTCCTTTACCTTTGAGATCCTGGCCAACACAGATATCTCTGTGTACAAGGACGATACCCTGCTGACGTTGACCACGGACTACACGGTTACGATCAATTCCAACGGCACCGGCTTTGTGACCCTGGTGGCAACACCTACCGGGGCAACACAGATTGCCATCGTTGGTGACCGGGCGATCCAGCGCACCTCAGACTTTGTGACGGGCGGTGACCTGTTTGCCAATACGATTAACGATGAGCTCGACAGCTTGACCATCTTTGCCCAGCAGAATGCAGAGGGTGTAGACAGGGCTCTGAAGGCTCCGCAGACTGACCCGACCAGCATTAGCATGACCCTGCCACGGGCGAGCTCACGGGCCGGCAAGGTGCTCTCCTTTGACAGCAACGGCAATCCTGCGGCGGTGGACTACATTGGTACTAACCGTGGGAACTGGGCGGCAGGCGTGGCGTACAACCAGCGGGACATCGCCAAGGATACGACTAACGACAACATCTACCAGGTTCTAACCCCGCACACTTCTGCTGGCTCCCTGCCTCTTTCAAGTAACGCCGACATTGGTAAGTGGGCGTTATTGGTTGACGCAGCAGCCGCCAGCTCATCAGCCACGGCAGCAGCAGCCAGCGCATCTGCCGCATCAACGTCTGCGTCTAATGCCTCGACCTCGGCTAGCAATGCCAGCACTTCTGCTAGCAACGCATCAACCTCAGCAAGCAATGCTTCAACTAGCGCATCCAATGCATCGACCAGCGCAGCCGCCGCAGCTTCAGCTTTGGCTCAGACCCTAACCGCATACGACAACTTCGATGACCGCTACCTGGGTGCTAAGTCTAGCGACCCGGCACTCGACAATGACGGTAATGCCCTGGTGGCTGGTGCTTTGTATTTTGATACAACCAGCGCAGGCATGAAGGTCTACACAGGATCAGCGTGGGTATTGGCATATGTATCTGGTGGCGGGTTCTTAGCATCGTCAAACAATCTATCTGAGCTCACCGCCACGGCTGGCACGGCCAGGACTAACATTGGCCTGGGTACAGGTGATAGCCCACAGTTCACGGCGGTCAACGTAGGCAACGCATCTGACACAACCGTAACCCGTGTGTCTGCCGGGGTGATTGCGGTTGAGGGTAGCAACGTCTTGATGGCCAGCAACATTGGAACGAGCGTTCAGGCATACGATGCACAGCTAGCTGACATTGCAGGGTTGACCCCGACAGACAATGGCGTAGTGATTGGCAACGGTACTAACTTCGTAGTCGAATCTGGCGCAACGCTAAAGACCTCGCTTGGCCTGACCATCGGCACAGACGTTCAAGCCTATGACGCAGACACGGCTAAGACTGACGTAGCCCAGACCTTTACGGCATCACAGCGTGGCACAGTAACGACTGATAACGATGGCTCATTCGACCTGTCGGTGACTAACAACTTTGCCTGCACACCTACTGGCTCATTTACTCTGACGTTTACCAACATGACCGCAGGCCAGAGTGGATTCATCCTCTTGGTCAACGGTAGCAACTACACCGTGTCTGCTCATGCGAATACCAAGGTAGTGTCTGGATCGCTGACCACAATATCAGCAACGGGTACATATCTGCTGTCGTACTGGACTAACGGTACTAACACCTATGTAGTCAACTCAGGAGCACTAGCTTGAGCGTCTTACCAGTAGGATTTGGCTCTGCCACCAATGGCGGGGGTTTTAATGTTGAGCGCAGTCTCAGGTTCAATAGCGCAGACACGGCGTATCTGAATAGGACTCCAGCAAGTGCTAGTAACCGCAAGACATTTACTTGGTCTGGTTGGGTAAAACGTGGAGCATTATCAAGTAGTGCATCTTACTTTTTGTTTGCCGCAGGTTCGTTTGCTGGCTCTACAAACACATCAATCCGTATCCTCAACGACTCAATAAACATTTACTGGGGTGGAGCTGGCGGCCCTCAATGGACGGCTACTGCGGTATTGCGTGACCCGTCTGCTTGGTATCACCTTGTATTTGCTTTTGATACAACCCAAGCAACATTTGGAAACAGATTAAAACTGTATGTTAATGGTGTTCAGTCTACTGTTTGGTCTTTGCAAGAAACTGGTGGTTTAACAGCGCAGAATTCTGACTTGTACATTAACAATAACCAACAACATAATCTTGGTGCAAGCGGTACTCCGGGCAATTACTTTGACGGTTACATGACCGAAGTAAACTTCATTGACGGTCAAGCCCTAACGCCATCCTCATTTGGTGAAACAGATTCTGCAACTGGTGTATGGAAGCCTAAAGTCTTCTCAGGCACATATGGTACTAACGGGTTCTACCTACCATTCAAGACAGCAAGCCAATGGTCTGGATTCTTTGATGGTACTGGTGATAAGTTAACCAGCAGCACAAACGCTATTGCCGCTACTGGAGAGTTCTCGGTAGAAGCTTGGGTTTATCAAACTGCAAGAACAGTAACATCAGACCAGCATATCTTTAGCCAATACACAAGCGGAGCTACTGCTGGAAGGTGGTATTTAAGATTTAACGGAACAACAGTTGCGTTTACAACAGGATTGGGAACGTCTGTATCCTGTGCAACTACTGTCAATACAGGTACTTGGTATCATGTCTGTGTTACAAGAGATTCTAGCAATCGTGTACGGGTATTTTTAAATGGCGTTCTGGATGGAACTGCGGTTATTTCTGGTTCTTTGGACACAGCCGCTTCTACTATTGGCGCAACGCAAACAGCAAACTATTGGCAGGGATATATTAGTAATGTCCGTGCAGTAAGCGGACAGATTCCAACTGCATACCAAACCTCTAGCACAACTGTTGGCGCAAGTATCTTTACACCAAGCACCTCACAGCTTACGGCAGTAAGTGGCACTTCTCTGCTTACCTGCCAGTCAAGTACGTTTGTTGATAATAGCGGTCTTAGCAGAACAATTACAACAGCAGGTGATGTAATAACTCAGCAGTTCTCACCGTTCACGCTAGACGTAACTGATGACCACTCAGGACAAGGCAATCATTGGATTCCTAACAACCTAGACCTGCGTACTACTGGTGTTGGTGCGGACATTATGGTTGATGTGCCCACATCCTACGGGACAGATACTGGTGTTGGTGGTGAGGTGCGTGGAAATTACTGTACGCTGAATCCGCTTGATAAGACTGCGGCAGTAACGCTATCAAACGGCAATCTTCAAGCACTTCTTAATGGCATCAACTATTTTGCAAAGTCTACAATAGCAATTTCGTCTGGCAAGTGGTACTGGGAAGTTACTGCTTCAGCAACCGCAGAAGATATGATTGGAATTACAAAAGCGGATGTAGCAACAACTGGTTATTTCGGAAGTCAAGCAACAAGTTACGGATATTACAAAACCAATGGTAATAAGTTCAACAGCGCAACTGGTACGGCATATGGAGCAACATATGCAAGTGGTGACATCATTGGTGTTGCTTTAGACCTAGATGCTGGAACACTAACTTATTACAAAAACGGTGTTAGTCAGGGAACAGCATTTACTGGTTTGTCTGGTACTTTCTTTGCTGGTGTCAGCACCGCTGGTACTGGAGGCACTCAGACAATCAACTTCGGTCAAAGAGCCTTTGCCTACACCGCCCCCTCTGGCTTCAAAGCACTCTGCACACAGAATCTGCCTCCTGTGACTATTGGTGCAACTAGCACAACACAGGCGAATGATTACATGAATGTGGTGACATATACCGCCACTCCCGGCACGGGTGCAACTATTTCTGGTGTAGGTTTTCAACCAGATTTATTATGGGTAAAAAATAGAGATAACGTAGAAGCGCACTATTGGCAAGATTCAGTTAGGGGATTTAGTCCTTCTACTAATGTAACAAAAATGCTTAAGAGTAATTCAACTGCTGCGGAATCCAGTTTACCAGACATAACCTGTACTACAACATCTGATGGTTTTACTGTTGTTGATAGTTCACCCGGAGTGGATGAATTTTGGTTTACTAATAGGACTTATGTTGGTTGGTGTTGGAAAGCCAACGGTGCTGGCTCATCTAATACAGACGGGCAGATAACATCTACCGTTTCTGTAAATACTACTTCAAAGTTCTCGATTGTTACTTATACAGGTAATGGAAGTGCTAATCAAACAGTAGGTCACGGATTAGGTGTTGTTCCAACTTTTGGAATTCTTAAAGACAGAGACACTAATAGCAACAACGACCAATGGCAAGTGTTCCATACTGGTTCTGGTGACAACTATGCATATTTATCTACAACTGCGGCGTTTACTGGTACGGCACAGTTTTATCCAACAACAGCCAGTAGCACTACTGTAACTGTTGGAAGAGATGTTGCCGCCACAACAAACGAAAGCGGCGATAGGTTTGTTATGTATCTGTTTGCAGATGTAGATGGATACAGCAAAGCGTTTTCATACGCCTCAAACAACTCCGCTGATAATGCCTTTGTCTATCTAGGATTTAGACCACGGTGGATTATGATTAAGTCTGAATCCGCTGGCGGCACAAACCTTGATTGGGTTATCTATGACACGGCTAGGATGACTTACAACTACATTGCTAATACAGAACTTCGTGCAAATCTAACAACAACAGAAGGTGGACTTGCCCGTAACCCGCCAATTGACATCCTATCAAACGGATTCAAAGTTCGTGGTAGTGGCGGTGAAATTGGAAGTTCAACTTTATATGTAGGAATGGCTTTTGCCGAGACACCCTTTAAGTATTCTCTTGCGAGGTAATTATGTTTCAACTAAACGGTAACCCAATCTCAATCGACTCTGAACAAGTCATCGGTGGCATACGCTATCCACACCTGCGTGACCCTGCCCTGCGTGAGCAGTTAGGCGTGACTGAGGTAGCAGATGCACCTGACTATGACCAGCGGTTCTATTGGGGCGTAGGTAATTCCAAACTCCTAAATGACCGTGAGGAAGTAGACCAAGACGGCAACCCCATGTACGTCAAGGTTTACGATGCGGCCACACAAAGCATGGTTGACTCGACAGAGCGTCTAATCACCAAGGGACTCAAGAGCCAATGGATTGCACAGGTCAAAGACACGGCTGGCAAGATGCTTGCCCAGACTGATTGGATGGTTATCCGTAAAGCAGAGCGAAACGTAGACATACCCGCAGATGTGGTCACAAAGCGTGCGGCGATTGTGGCCGAGTGCGACAGGTTAGAAGCTGCGATTGCGGCTTGCGCTGTGGTTGAGGAACTGATTGTGGTGGTTAGCAACCAGAACTGGGGTGAGTGATGGCAAGCATTGGCGAGGTCAAGGGGCAGCTCGATACGCATGAGGCGGTATGCGCTGAAAGGTATCTTGGGATAAACGCCAGGCTCAAGCGCATCGAGGTTGGTTTGATCGCCGGTGCTAGTGCCTTGATCGGAGCTATGGGGTGGGCAATCAATCTGCTGATTGGCCTGGTCGCAAAGCTGTGAAATTTTTAGGCAGGTTACTGGTCGCAACTGGCCTGTGCCTACAACGCATTGGATACAGGCTCACCCGTGACAAAGCTACCTGACCCAGGGAACCCAGCAGACGTAGCCAGGCAGGCCCTTGGTGGCATCAAGGAGGCCATCAAGGTTGGCCGCGAGATCAAGCAGACCGGGGCCGAGGTCTCCAGCTTTCTCGATGAGGAGGCCCGAGCTCGCATAGCCTGGAAGCGCAAGCAGCTCCAGTTGCAACGCCGGGGAGACATGGTCTTTATCGATGCCGCTTCCGAGTACCGCGAGGTGCGAAAGATCAGGGCAGCCGAGGAGGGGATGTACCAGGACGTTGAGAAAGAGTTCGGCAAGGCCGCTGTCACAGAGGTGAAATCTTTAATTGCTCAAATGCGTAAAGATAACAAGGTGTTGGACTACGAATTCCAACGCCTGCGAGCTGAAGAACGGCTCACCTGGATTATTATTTTTGTGCTGTCTGCAATCATCTACGGAGTATTCAAGCTCATGGGTGCCTGGTGACAACCATTGCTGCAAATTTTTTGACCGGTGAAATGGCCGCTGATTCAATGGTCAGCTCCGATGACAGCTACTACCTGATAAACAAACTGCGCCGTGGCAAGGGCTGTATCTACGGCGGTGCCGGTGACTTTGAGAAGCTGCTCAAGTTCTACCAGGTGCTCGACCAGGGCGGTGACCTGGATTCAGATACCGACATCAGCATTCTGATGCTAAACGCGCAAGGACTGTGGGTGTACGAGAGCTCGGTCATACCCGTGCCGATTAAGAATTCGTTCTTTGCCATTGGCACCGGGGCTGGATACGCAATGGGGGCCATGCACCTGGGCAAGAGCCCACGCGAGGCCGTGGAGATTGCGTGTCTATACGACACCAGCTCGCACGGGCCAATCGATGAGATGAAACTGGAGAGAATCCGTGGCACTAAAAAGAGTTAGCGACGAGGAAATAATTGCGGCGATGAAACGGTTTGGCAGCACTAAGATAGCTGCCGAACACGTTGGTATGTCTGTCAGGGCATTTGCCTCGCGCAAGGCCAAGATCCAAATACAATACGGCATCTCCCTGCCAACCTACGCTGCCCCCCAGGACAGCCGCCGCAATACCTACATACCCGAGAATCGCCGAGTGATAGAGCATAGGGTAGACAATGGCTGTGTATTCATTGCCAGCGATTGTCACTACTGGCCAGGCGAATCAACCGTAGCTCACAAGGCTTTCGTTACCTTGCTAACAGAGTTCAAACCGCTCCAGGTGGTGCTCAACGGGGATGTCTTCGATGGAGCCAGGATCAGCCGACACCCCACGCTGATGAACACTAACCCTCCGACACCAAAGCAAGAGATTGAAGCGTGCCAGGATCGCTTAGATGAGATTGCAAATGCATCCAAAAATGCAACCAAGCTGTGGACATATGGCAACCACGATGTGCGCCTATTTAATTACATTGCAGCTCACGCTCCAGAGCTCTCCGAGTTTAGCGATTTGTTTGCGTACTTCCCTGGGTGGCACACGGGCTGGCGCGTAGACATCAATGGCTCGGTAGTCATAAAACACCGCTGGCACAATGGGGTGCATAGCACCTGGAACAATGCTTTGAAAAGCGGAAGGTCAATCGTTACCGGACATCTGCATCAGCTCAAGGTCACGCCATTTTCTGACTACGATGGGCGCAGGTGGGGCGTGGATTCTGGCACGCTGGCTGAACCATACGGCGATCAGTTCACCTACACCGAGATGAACCCGGTCAATTGGTGTTCTGGGTTTGTCGTGCTCACGTTTGAGAATGGCAAGCTGCTGCCGCCCGAGCTGTGCGAGGTGATCGATGGCGTTGCCTACTTCCGTGGCCAGCGCGTATGAGCCCGTGGCTCATTATTTTTGTAGGCTGTGTCTACGCCTACATAGGATTTGAACAGGGCACCAGGGGCAACCTAGCAATGGCCATTGTGTTCGCCGGTTACGCTTTCAGCAACATTGGTTTATATCTCGCAACGAAAGGATAACGATGCTACCAATCGCAGCTCTGCTCTCAATCGGAGAGAAGGTTCTTGACAAGGTTCTTCCAGACCCTGGCGCGAAGGCAGAGGCCCAGGCCAAGCTCATGGAGATGGCACAGAAGGGCCAGCTCGCGGAGCTGGAGTCTCACGTTAAAGAGATGGATTCAGCTCGCAAGCGCGAGATCGAGATTGCCACCAGCGCAGCTGCTCCGATGCTTAACAAAATTGTTACACCCATCCTGGCACTTGGCACCGTGGGGCTCACGTTTATTTTGTTTGCCGTGATTATCTTTGTGGACGTTGACGCTAACTCCAAGGACATTCTGATCTATGTCCTGGGCGCACTAACCAGCGCGGTCACGATGGTGCTGGGCTACTACTTTGGCTCAAGTGCTGGAAGTAAGGAAAAATCCCAGCAGCTCGATGAGATTCTGGATAAAAAGAAATGAACCTGACGGCCAACTTTACCTTGTCTGAGCTAGTCAAAAGCGATACAGCTTTGCGGCATGACATGGATAACACCCCTGGAGAAACAGAAATTGAAAATCTTCGACAACTATGTGAGCAGGTTCTTCAACCTGTTAGAGACTATTTCCAGAAGGGGGTCAAGTGTAACTCCGGCTATCGCGCCCCCGCCGTTAATCAAAAAGTTGGTGGAAGCCCAACGTCAGACCATTGCAAGGGCCAAGCAGCTGACATCGAGATACCCGGCATCCCCAACGCAGACCTGGCAATTTGGATCATGGATAACCTGGAGTACACCCAGCTGATACTTGAGTTCTACACGCCTGGTGTACCGGACAGCGGGTGGGTTCACGTTAGCTACGACTTGGCGAACCTAAAGAAACAAAACCTAACGGCTACCAAGAAGGACGGGAAGACGGTCTATCTCCCCGGCCTTGTTGCTTAGTTCTTCTCAGCTGCGGCCATCTCTTTGAGAGGTGTCACAAACTTGGCCAGAGCTGCGGTGAGCTCCATGCGCTGCTCGACTGACAGCTTCTTGAGCGGCTCGGTGTTGGAGTTCCGAAGTTTCTGTAACCCATCGAGCCTGGCTTGAGCTGATGCCTTACCAGCTTTTGCGACCTTACCAACCAGCTCCAGGTAGGCAGCGACCCAGCTACCAGCGTTCTCGCAGGGTCTCGGTTCACCACCAGGTATCTGAAGATCCCAGGCAGTCTCGGTGGCCTCGGACGGCTCCACCACCTCCACCACCTCTGCCGGTGGCTGATCCAACAATTCGGGTGGTGTTTGTAACTCCTCGGCTGGTGTACTGGTGGCGGGAGGAGCAAGAGCATCAAGAGGATTAGAGGGCCGTGGCGGGGTTATGTCTTTCTCTCCCTGGCTCGGGTAGTCCTGGGCCTCTTCAACGGTTATAAGGCCCTTTAAAACGTCTGGGAAGGCATCTCTCAGGGCAAAGCCTCGGGCTCGCATCTGCATCATGCGCTTGGGGTACGCCTGCCAGGGGCCGGTCTTGCCCCAGAGGCCAGCTCGCTTGGCATCCTCGACTGAGAACTTCACAGTCACCGGCGTGCGTCCCCTGCGGTGGGCAACGCAGACGGCCACCGGGTTGGGGCTACCCTCGCCCTCAAAGTATTCCTCGATGTTCTCGCAGACCGAGCTGGCCTGAACCAGGGCCATAGCTGCGTCACCGTAGACCGATGGCTTGCCGTTGATGCAGGCAATGTTCTGGAGTGCCTGAAGCGGGGCCAGGCCCAACTCACGGCCCCATTGAACAGCCACCAGGACATCCTCTGGTTTGCCCTGGTAGGCTTTAGGCACCATCTGGGACTTGGCTAACATATCCGAGAACCTCATGGCCTCATCGAGCGTGACAGGGGCAAAGCCCTGGTTACTTTGCACTACTTGCATTTTCTTTCTCCTCGGTTGAATAGGTATCTATCGTGGTTAACATCACCGTGACGAGCGCATCGACTACATCCATTGCGCGGTCTCGATTCATAAAGCTGCCGGGTGTTCGGTTGGCAGCATCAAAGCACAGAGCCTGCAACTTGAGAGCTGCTTGCAGGCGTGCGTTCATAAGCTTTTGATCGTTTGAGTTCATTTCCGCACCTTGATCTTGAGTGTGGACTGACGCACCACGCGAGCCTCTTTTGCTGGCGTGATACGAGATGGCTGGGCCTCATAGTGCCGCATGGGCCAGTAAATCTCATGCTTGCTGGTTTGGCCATGCGTACTCTTGCCCAAAATTTCTTTGAGCTTTTTCTCGGCATCGTCAATGTCTTTCTCAGCTGCCTCAATTTTCTTCTTGGCCTCAAGGATGCTGTGCGCCCAGTAGTCTTCCTCCTCGCCCAGGTACACCACCTCATCTTCCTCATTGCCCACCGGAAACATCCGATTAGCATCAGCTGAGTCCTTGGGTGGATACCAATCGATGATCTTGCTCTCGCGGTACTTCTGGAGCTTGGCCTCAAACTCGATGACGGCACGCGAGATCATGGCGAGCGTCTGCTCATGCCTAGCGAACAGGAATATCCGCATCTTGGTTCCCTTGTAGAGCGTACACACAGCACCCCAGCTGGCACCAAAGCAATCCATCTGTGCCTGGAGCTGCACCGGGCCGCGATAAAGCGGTGGAGCGTCCTCTACGTCAGCTGCGGTCAGCTTGGCCTCCATGATCCCAACGCCATCGAGCTTGATGCTGGGCTGGCCCATGACGTAAATGCCCAGGTCTGGATTGCTCTCGATCACCAGGCCGCGACCATCAGCTGTGCCATCGAGCGAGCACGCAAGCTTGAGCAGCTTGTGGCAATAGGGCTCCGAGTGATCGAGCTCCAAGTTATCGAGACCCAGCCTCTCAGCTGCGCGAATCAAAATGCGGCCCTCAAAATCGTTGCCCCAGCCCATTGCCTCATTGCTGATGTCCTCGCGCTCCAGGCCATCGATGGCCCGAATGCAGGTCTGTAGGCTGTCGTTGGGCGTGGAGTAGTCGGAAATGCCCAGGATGGCAGGCAGCATCGATCCGCTGGCCTGATCGTCCGGTGTTACTTTTCCATAAGCTTTCATTTTCTTTTTCCTTTTGGTTTGATTAGTCGATAGCTCGCGTAACGCTTGCCGTTGGTGTAAATCATGGTTGTGTGGATGTTGTGGCCAACCTCTCGCAGCTCCGCGATCCGCGCTGCCAGGCGAAAGCATTGGCACCCGGCCAACGCAGCGATAGGCGTAACGTGAGCTCCGCGTTGCAACTCCTCTAAGATCCATGCGTTCTGGTTCATATTGTGAGCCTCTCAAATAAATGCAACGATTAAAAAGAGCGCGGCCAGAGCAGCTGCGCCTGCTACCTTGAGCCACATGGGCTCATCAACCTCGGCTGGCTCCACCGGCAACATATCTCGCCAGCTCTTGGCGTGGTTGAGCCTGGGGTCGATCATGGGGTCATACTTTCGTTTCATATCTACTCTCCTCGGGTTAAGCAGCTAGACGCTGCAATAGGTTTGATACCTGCGATGGTGACCAGGTGGTTCCACCGCGAGGGGTCTGCACGCTCTCTGCCTGGAGCTGCTTGGCAATTGCACGCAGGGATGCCGCACCCATCTTGGCCACGATTGCGCGAACAATCGGTGCCACGGTGGCTGCGTACTCATCAGCTCGGGCGGCGATGACTGCGCCACCAGCTGCTGGGTTGGGTGAGCCCAGCTTTTCGCCACGGGCCTTTTTAGCTGCTAGAGCGTCCTTGGTA